GGGACTTATACGTGTAAGCATGTTTGAATGAGATGGTTGGTGTTGCAACATCCGTTCGACTGACAGCGCAAACTGGTTCAATCACAATGGCATGGTTGATTCGCATGACCAAATTGGATGTTGTGCCCCCAGTGAAATCATTCAAAGGGAGCATCCCAGTTAAGTCTCTACTAGCCTGACATTTTGAGATGTAGACGAGCACAAGGTCTTTTCCTGGGACAATAGTCACATGATCCTTGAATATGCGAACATTCTTATTGCTGCGTTCACTTTCGTTCCACCTTATGGATAAATCCACAGATTCGAACATAGGTGCAGCGTGATCCATATTTTCATGGAAGAAATGCTGAGGCATAACCATAACTCCAGTGCGGATAATAGTTCCACGACACGTGAGTTTGGTGCCAATTCTAGTAATTGTGACCACATTGTTCTTAACCATGTCAAGACAATGTTTGGGTTGCCTGTTATTCTTCAGGGCAGGTTCCTGAGGTTTCGCCTTAAACAAACTAAAAGCATCAAACCAGGTGTTCTTTCTAAGTTCACCGTCGATAGCTTCTTTATTTGGTTCGTAGGCACTTGGGTTATTTTTCCTCCAAGTGTTCCACATCACCAAACCTGTCAAGACGACACCAGCAACGCCAGCCACTGTGACCATACCAGATTGGAAATTGGTTGGGTCAGCAAGGGCTTGTTGCCAAAGGCTTTGTTGTAGAGCTTTACTCTCATTGATTCGTCTCTGCATCGCAGCAAAGCGAGCAGGGGCCCCGAGTGCTGCACGGAACAGTTGAACACCATAAAAGACAGTACCACAAGTGGCACCAACAATGATTGATGTAGTCAACACTGTTCCTCGAACAGGTGAAACGGGGGGAGACAAATCCAATTTGGGTTTTGCTCTGAATGCACTCTTAATGCTCTCCCACAATATTTGGCGGTCAGATTTATAAGTCTCAAATGGAGCAGGTTTTTCAAAGCGCTTGCGGTAACTCTCTCTAAGAAAAGAATGAAAGTACCTGCCAAGTGCAGTCAAGTGAAAAACAACAAGTGTCTCCATATTGCGACTAAGTGCGGCAAAGGTGAAGCTGGCAGTGATGGAACCAACAAGAACAGCTCTCTTGAACATTACTCCAGGAGGGACTATCTGTTGATCTTGTCCTGCCACGCACCACATCAGCTTATTCCGAAAGTATTGGAAAAAGCGATGTTGGCTGACCTTTTCGGGCAC